TTCGTTTTTTACATTTATATCTCTTAAAACAGCTTGAGCATATTTTGTTTTTTCTTGTACAGAATATGGATCTTGTGCCACTGTGCTTATTTGATATCCTTTGTCTGACATCCCATTAACTACAATATCAACAAACTTAGATACAACAGCAACTGGTTTCCAGTCTAAATTTAAATAAGACAAATCACCATTTATAGATAATTCGTCTTTATATTTTTGTATTGACTGCTCTCCTCTAGCATATAATCTTAGTTGGTGAAAATTACTGTACGCTTGAGCATATCTATTTCCTGATCTTCCTTCTTGAAACCATTCCCCTTCTATAGCTCTACCTACTTGAATACCGTAGTCTAAGCTTGCTTTTTCTTCATTGCTAACCACTTGGCTAGGAAAAGAGCTGTTTGTATTAGTTTGGATCCTCATTTATTAAAGTATTTTTGAAATGTTTCCACTATTATTATATCTTTTTATACCTAAATCTATAGATTTACGTTCTTTTTTCGCAACAGGTATATATCTGTTTTTGTTACAAGCCATTAAAGCTAATCCAGAACTTATAGACGCATCATGCTTTGTTCTGTTATTAACATTAAACTTAGCCCAATCATTTAAAGTTCTTTGAAAATACATATCTCCGTATCCAGTTTCTAGTATACCAACATGTGTATTTATATATGTTTCTATAGCAGCTGCGTGAGCTTGCTTAATATCTTCGCTGGTATTAGGTATACCACCTATTTCTCTTTCTGTGGCTGATAGTTTGTTCCAAACTTTATCTGGCCTGTTCATTGAGTAACCTCTATAACCTCTTCTTTTAAAATGATATAAAAGTCTTGGTTTGTTATTCTCTGCTAATATAGGCATACCGTAAAAAATACAAGCCATTAAAACATCTTCAAAGAATATTTCTGCAGTTTGTGGTCTAGCTATATATTCTAAAAAGAAATGATTAGCCGGTGCGTTTTCCATACTAAACTTAGTAAGACCATGTAAAGCACCATTAGAACCTCTACCGTCTACAGTGCCTGATATATCATAACTATCACAACCAAAAGCTCCAACGTGTTCATTTCCAGGGTGTTTACTACCGTTTTTTATAATTACTCTATTTTGTAATTCTATTTGTGGTACCCAAGATATATTAAACCTTCCGTCTTTATTAGGTACAAATATTACTCTTGTGTCTTTGGTTCCGTTTTCCCATTGAAAACTTCCTTTTGTTACTGCAGAAGAATTATTTATTTCTACGTTATAATCTATCTGCTCGTATATTTTAGTAAGGTTAAATAAAGACTCTTTTGCTTCGTCTCTAAAAGCGTGTTCCTCTGTTCTTGGAAACTGCCTGTAATATTCGTTTAACCCGTCTTGATCTTGCTTTAATCCTTCTACTTCGTTATTCCAGTGATCTATAACACCTTGTGTTATCTTTTCACCAAAGTTGTCATCAACTGGTTCTTCTGGTGTATCAAATACTGGATGACCGTACCTATCTATAAAACCTTCATAGTTCCACTCCATTGGTATAAACAAAGAATACAAGCCTGAGCTTGTTTGACCATTAGCGTTTCTTTTTTCTACATCTGAGTTGTAGTATATTTTTTTGAAGTTTTCACCTCCTTTATCTAAAGAGTTTGATGTTGAACCCATCATACACTTACCTATTATTCTGCTACCTAAACGCAAACACGTTTTAGTAATTCTCCAGTTGTTTAGTATGTTAGTAGGCTTTTCCCATTTACCTGATTCGTCGTGGACTAAAAGCTTTAGCTTTTCACCATCATAAGAGTTATCACCTGTGTTTTTCCAGTCTATGGTTGTATCAAGTCCGGATATTTCTTTAAGCTTTTCGTTATTGTCCAGCTTTTTTCTTGTGAACTTTGTCGCTGGTACTCTATAAGCCAGTTCCGTTTTTGGCCGATCCATTCCATCTTGTATTGGTTTAAAAAAGAACGGGTAGTTAACTGATATTGGAACAACTTTATCAGTGAACATCTTTTTAGCATCTGGTCCTGACTTTGATAATATACCAAATCTGGAGTCTGTCGATATTGTTGCAGCGTTGACTGTTTCACCTGATGCCATAAATGAGAATCCACTCCGTCTGTTTTTAAGGTAGCACATGCCATAGCTTCTTCTATCGGCCCTACAAGCTTCCCAGAATATGTAGAACAATCTGTTCGATTCACGAAAATTGGGGTGGCCAACGTCAATCTTACTCCACTGCAAGTACATATAGTGAGTACCAGTAATATATGTAGGCTTATCTTTGTTAATAAACCAAAAGCCTTCTTCGCGTTTTTTAAATTCATCATCTATGTAACCGTACCATTTTTCTTTAAACTCGCTAGGATATTCTTCCCAGTCAAATACAGATTTTATTTTTTTTAATTCTTTAGGATATTCTGAGTATTCCCAGGTATTACCATCAAAAACATGAGGCTTTTCTTCTTTTGGTAGAGCTATTTTCAAACCTTGTATTTCGTATATTTCACCGATCTTACCTGTTTTACTTATTATAACTACGTCATGTTCTTCATTGTAACCGTACTCCCACTTTGCATATCTATTAGTTCTTTTTAAAACTTTAGGTTTTATGTGGTTGTCTAGTATTTTATATAGAGTTTGCTGATACATTACTTAGATCTTCCTTCAGCAAAGCCTTTAAAAGTTTTTTCTTTAACTTCTTCTTTAGGCTTATCGTTTAACATATCTTCTTCTTCTTGTATTCTTGTAAGAATTTCAAAAGCATCAAATATTGCTAACTTTTTTGTAGCGGCAGCGTTTTTAAGTCTGTCAGCTGATATATCATCTCCTGAGTCAACAATCTTTTCTTGCGCTACCTTTATTAATTCTTCAACTGCTTTTCGCCCAGCTCGGATTATACTCAATTTCGTTTCCTTGTTGCTCATACTTAATTACAATATCATTTGATTTCATACAATATAATCGCTCTCCGTCTATGAAAAATTCATACTCACCACCTGGCGTGTAACCAACCACATCTCCTGGAGTGATTTTAAGAGCTTCTAAGGAACTATTACCGTATTTTAATATACCAATAAGCTCGCGCTCTTTATCTAACGTTAGATCGTTATCACTTAAAAGCGGTTTTACAAAACATCTATTGTTAAATGTGTTCCAATTTTTTTTGTTTTTGTACATATAGACCTGGTCCATTGCAACAAAATATAAGTTTTCTGTAAACTTTGATCTACTTGTTTTTTGCTTACCTCTTATATCTCTAAATGTTCTAAAAACATTGTGGTGTATTATTATAATATCACCTTCAGATATTTTAGTTTTATAAGCAAGTGGCGTTGAAATAACTTTAGCCATATTGCTAACTGCTCTAAAATTATCTAAATCAACGTTAGTTACAAGGCTTTTGTCACTTAGTTTTATTTCACTATTGTATTTACCATTTAACGGCTCTACAATAAAATCAAATAAGCTTTTCATTTAATATTCTAAATCATACTCTATTGATACAGCCATGTTAGAATTAAAGTTTTTCCAAGGCATTACCTCTTGATTTTTTTTAATGTAGATCTTATAAGAATCTTTAGCTTCGTCGTGTAGTATATGGGAGATTTCATGCCCCCCATATACTTGTTGACCGACTGCGTAGTGCATTGCTTCGTTTTTATAATCAGAACCTATACTTATTTTTCTGATTACATTAGTCATTATCTTCCTCAGGAATTAGCTCGTAAGATCCATCTTTTAAATCGATGTTAACCTTACCATATTTGTCTTCAAGCTCTTTTTTAATAACTTCCATTTGCTCAGACTCTTTAGAGAACATTGTTACTAGGTCTGCTTTGCGCAGCTCACCAGCGCCAATCTCTCCTTGGATCTGTACCATTTTGTTATTAAGCTCAGTAACTTGCTTAAGCTCTTCCGGGGTTATTTTGCTATTTTCTTCCATTTTATTTAATTTAATTGTTTTCATTTGTTTTTATTATTACCTATATTTTTACCTTTTTCCCACGTTCTACCAACAAAGTACGCACCGTACACGGTTACTAGTAGTGATTGAAAGATAGGTATATAAGTCGGTTCTATTGTAAAACCACCTATGTTACCATCAAAGAAAGCACACAATGTAAAGATAACTGTTAAATAAACAATAATCAATGGTCTTATGTTTTTTGATAAAAAGCTATCAGACTTCATATCAAACTCCCATCTTTTGGTAACTTGTTGTTGAGCTTCACTATCTGCTTTTAAAAGTATTTCTTTAATAGCTTTTTGAGCATTTAGCTTCTCTTCTTTTGATGTAGTTAAGTTGTCTAGCACTTCGCCAACTTGCTTGACTACGCCGCCACTTAAAAATTGTAATAATTTACTCATGATGTTTTAATATATGCTTCTTTTTCCCAAGGTAAATTCTTAGCTCCTTCTTTCATTTTATCTCTAGAATACTTTTTACCTTTCCAATATACATAGTTATTATCATAATCAAGATCTCCTCTTTCCATTTGGTCAAGATGAACTTTCTCATGAGCAACAGCTTTTTTAATGTCCTTGCCAGTTAAGTTTTTGGATAGAAGTATAGAACCATTTCTATTAGCCTCTGCCATGACTCCCTCTTCCAATTTTTGTGTATATATTGGAGTGTTGTCAATTATAACCGAACATGGTTTCATTTTAAAAGCCATATTACTTTTTCTTTCCGTACATTTTAGCTGGTGAACTATGCTTAGACATCCAAGATCCACCCATTTTCATAGGAGACTTACCTGCCATTTCCATTGGAGATTTACCAGCCATTTTCATAGCAGAATCTTTTCCAGCCATTTCCATTGGAGACTTAGCCATTTTAGCTGCGGCTCTTTTGTCTATTGGCATATCCATCATTAAGTCTTTTTTCTCTTGAGCAGCAGACTCTAATTTTGCTGGAGACTCACCCATCATTTTAACTGCAGCTCTACTATCAACATTGTGACGAGCGTTTTCTAAATAATGTAATCTAGCTGAAGCGTCTAAATTTTTATTTTTAGCCTCTTTATAATCGTAATTAGTTGCTTTATTCATTTTTTTTATTGTTATTGTTATTATTTACCATTTAACCTTATCAGCCCAGTAAGCCGCAGACATTTTGCCTTTAGCTATGTTTTTTCTATGACGGGCTTTAAAGGATTTTCTTTTTGCTTTCATTTTAGCAGACTCTCCAGACTTTGGCTTACCAGCAGTGCTAGCGCCTTGTTCGCCAAAACGTATAATCTTTTCTTTACCATTAGCACACGCTTTTACAACGTGAGACTTCTTGGGATGTGAAGGTGTTTTCTTTGGCTTATTACAAGCCATGTTTTTCTTTACTAATTTTACTGACATAATATTATTTATTCACCACAGGGTTTACCTGTTTTAACATTTACCCAATTTTCTTTTTCAAACCAGTCTCTAAGTGTAGCACCTTTTTTTCTAGCGCCTTTAACATTAGTAGAACTTGATCTTTTATATTTACCAGATCTACCAGCTGATTCTTTAGCTCTTACAACTTTATCTTTTTGAGCCTTGCTCATGCCCCTAACCTTAGCTAGTGGTAAACATACTTTTTTGGTGCCTCCACCTTTTACTTTACTTTTTGCCATCACCTAATCTATTCATTGCTTTATTTCTAGCACATTTCATCTTAGCTGCATAGCTAGGGTTTTTTTGCCTATTAAAAACAATTTGCTGGTTTAAACTACCAACAATTGCTTTTTTATTACCCTTGCGAGACTTGATTAACCAAGTAGCTAAATCACCGCAGTTTAGTTTTTTAAACCTGCCTTTTGCATCGGCGTATTTACTGTCTTTCCACTCGGGTCTTTTTTCAGCCATTTTGTTGTTGTTTTATAAAGCTAGCCATTTCTAAACCTAGCGCTTTACCTTTTGTTGAATCTGACTTATAATGTGCTTTAGCTATATTTCTACTATCAGATATATCTTTTGCTTTTTTATTAAGCTCTTTAGCTTTTTCTGGATATTTAACCTTTAACATTTCCGCTACTAAATAACCTTGAGTTGAATGTCCAGAGGGATATGATGGCGTTTTCATAGAATCCAACTCTATATCTTTCAAATTAATATCAAAGTTTTTTGCTAAAACTTTTGGTCTTGGTCTGTTATAATATTTTTTTAAACTTACTATAATAGGTCTAGAAGAATCTAATAATTCTTGTATATATTCTTTGTTTTCATTACCTACTATACCTGTAAAAACTTTTGTAACATCATCATTATCTTTTACAAATTTTTTGTTTTCCGGAAGCTTATCAAGTTGCTTTATTTCTTTAAATGTCTCTAATGAATTTGATTTAGGTAGTTTATCTTTTTTGAACTTACTATAGTCAAAGTTTTTTAATAAAGACATTATCTACATTTATGCATGTTAATAAACCAGTTAGCTAGCTGAACATCTCTTTTAGTAGCTGTATTTCTTGACTTTAACCTGTCAACTTTATTGCAGGTTACATCACCACCATATAGTTTGTTTATTCTAGCTTTTAAAGTACCGCGATATGCTCCACCGCGCTTTTTCATTTTTTACTGCCAAAATTACTAGGTCCACCAGCTTTAGTACAGCGTACACCCCAGCCAGAAGCATAAGC